CAGCAGAATCAGCTGTTAGGTTTGGACGTACGGTTAGAAACATAATAGACAGCACCGAATATCAACACATATTACCAGCTTTAAAATTACAAGCTGACAACAAATCAGCTGGACGTTGGACAAGTAACCAAGAGGGTGAGTTCTTTGCAGCTGGTGTTGGTGGTGCTATAACAGGTCGTGGTGCTGACTTATTAATAATTGATGATCCACACTCAGAACAAGATGCATTGTCACCAAAAGCCTTAGAATCAGCTTATGAATGGTATACCTCTGGACCACGACAGCGTCTACAACCTGGTGGAATAATTGTGATAGTAATGACTAGGTGGAGCACAAAAGACTTGGTTGGTAAAGTTTTAAATAAACAAGGCGATGAAAATGCAGACCAGTGGGAAGTAGTTGAGTTTCCTGCAATTATGCCAGATAGTGAAAAACCTTTATGGCCAGAGTTTTGGAAAAAGGATGAACTTCTAGGCGTAAAAGCATCTTTACCTATATCTAAATGGAATAGTCAGTGGATGCAAAACCCGACGGCTGAGGAAGGCTCTATTGTAAAAAGAGAATGGTGGAATCGGTGGGAGGATGAAGATGTGCCAGCTTATAGTTATGTAATACAAAGTTACGATACAGCTTTTTCTAAAAAAGAAACTGCTGACTATTCTGCTATTACTACATGGGCAATCTTTAATCGTGGCGATGAAAGCAGTGACGAAATAATATTATTAGATGCTAAAAGAGTGCGTTGTGACTTTCCAGAACTTAAAAAAATGGCGCTAGATGAATATAAGTATTGGGAACCAGATTGTGTATTGATTGAGGCTAAGGCTTCTGGAACTCCACTTACACATGAGTTAAGGCGTATGGGTATTCCTGTTACATCATACACACCAAGTAGAGGACAAGACAAAGTAGCGCGTATGAATAGTGTCGCTCCTATATTTGAATCTGGTATGGTATGGGCACCAGAGGATGATTTTGCAGAAGAGGTTATAGAAGAAATGGCATCTTTTCCTTTTGGCGATTACGATGATTATTGCGATAGTGCTACCATGGCACTTATGCGTTTTAGACAAGGCGGTTTTATATCTTTATATGAAGACTATCAAGATGAGGTGAAATTATTAAGGAAGAACAGAACAGTTTATTATTAAAAACTTATGCAACAACATTTATTTGGGATGGTGTTGAGTACATGGGTCCATTGATTTGTGCACCAAGTTTTGAGTCTGCTAAACTAATCGCAGAACACCATGGTCTTTTGCTTGATTGTGAATTAGAGGATATGATAGGCACAGAGATTGATATTGTACAAGATCCACGAAATAGGGTAATACATTAATATGGCTATAGATAATTTAGGAACAAACGATAACCCAGATGTTAAAGTGCAAGGTTCAGCAGTCAATATTGTGCCAGACACAACTAGAGACGAACAAATACAAGCCGCAGCACAAATATTGGTTAATGATGAGCAAGTTCTTTTAGACGAAGAAATACAAACTCCAGCACAACCACAAATGAGCTTTGATGCAAACCTTGTTGATTTTATAGACGAAAATACACTTGAAAAAATATCTAATGATTTATTAGATTCTATAGAAACTGATAAACAGTCACGTTCTGAGTGGGAGAAGACTTATACCGATGGCCTTAAATATCTTGGTATGAAATTTGATGAAACAAGATCACAACCTTTTGAGGGATCATCTGGTGTAGTTCACCCAATATTAGCCGAAGCTGTCACACAATTTCAAGCACAAGCCTACAAAGAAATGTTACCTGCAAAAGGACCTGTCAAAACAGAAATAGTAGGTGCAAGAACTATAGACACAGAGAATCAAGCTGAGAGAGTTCAAGAGTTTATGAACTATTACATTATGAACGAAATGGATGAGTATGACCCTGAGTTAGACCAAATGTTATTTTATCTACCTCTAGCTGGTTCTTGTTTCAAAAAAGTTTACTTTGATTTTGTTTTAAATAGAGCAGTAGCTAAGTTTGTTGCACCAGAAGATTTAATCGTGCCTTATGAGGCTGCTGATATAAGTTCAGCTGAAAGAATTACACACTCAATAAGCATGTCTGCAAACGAGATTAAAAAACAACAGGTCACAGGTTTTTATGCAAACGTAGACATCGGTTCTGGCTCTTATAGTGAGGATATGGATGAAATATCAGAGGCCATAGATGATATACAAGGCATATCACCAAGCTATAAAGAAAATAGAAATAGAACCGTATATGAAGTGCATACGGTGTTAGACATAGAAGGTTTTGAGGACTTAGACCAACAAAATATGCCAACAGGACTTAAATTACCTTATATCGTGACCATAGAAGAAGACTCACAAAAGATATTATCAATACGCAGAAACTATAAACAAAACGATTTACTTAAAAACAAAATCAATTACTTTGTGCAATATAAATTCTTACCTGGACTTGGTTTTTACGGATTAGGACTCTCACACATGATTGGTGGCTTATCTAAAGCAAGCACGTCAATACTAAGACAACTGATAGATGCAGGCACACTAGCTAACTTACCAGCTGGTTTTAAAGCTAGAGGTATGCGTATCAGAGACGAGGACGACCCATTACAACCTGGTGAATTTAGAGATATTGATACAACAGGCGGATCCTTACGAGAAAATTTAATACCTCTTCCAATTAAAGAGCCAAGCAACGTCCTTATGCAACTCCTAGGGATCTTGGTCGATTCTGGTAAACGGTTCGCCGCCATAGCAGATATGAATGTTGGTGATATGAACCAAGCAATGCCTGTTGGTACTACTGTTGCGTTATTAGAACGTGGCACTAAAGTTATGAGTGCAATACACAAAAGATTACACTATGCACAACGAATAGAATTTGGTTTATTAGCAAAAGTATTTGGTGAATACTTGCCACCTGTATATAACTACCAAGTAGGTTCTGGCGCACAAGAAGTTAAACAAATAGATTTTGATGATCGTGTTGACATTATACCTGTATCTGATCCAAACATATTTTCACAGAGTCAAAGAGTCACTTTGGCACAAGAACTATTACAAATGGTGCAATCAAACCCAGAGATACATGGTCCTATGGGAATATATGAGGCTTATAAAAGAATGTATGCTGCTCTAGGCGTGGACAACGTAGATGCTTTACTGCAACCACCACCAGATATGACACCAAAACCAGTGGATGCTGGACAAGAAAACGCTGGTTTATTACTAGGTCAACCAGCTCAAGCATTTCCAGAACAAAACCATGAAGCGCATTTAGAAGCGCACAAAAGTTTGTTTTTAACTGATATAGTAAAACAAAGTCCACAAGTGCAAGCATTAATAATAAGTCACTGTATGCAACACTTGCAGTTCCTTGCAGCTCAACTAGCACAAGAACAAATGCCACCAGAAATGCAACAACAAATCCAACAAATACAATCACAAATACAACAAGTATCACCACAAGAGGCCACAGCAATACAACAGCAAATACAAATGATTGTAGAACAATTTAGCTCACAAATTATGGCACAGCTTGCTAGTGAGTTCTTACAATCTATTGGTATGGGTGGTAGCGATGATCCATTAGTAGATATAAGAAAACGTGAATTAGACTTGCGAGATAAAGAATTAAATATGGAATCCGATCAATTTGTTGCAAAACAGAGTCAAAGACAACAAGAAAAAATGATGGATACCGAAATACAACAACAAAGAATTAACACGCAAAAACAGATTGCAGATGATAAACTTGGGGTAGCAGTTAATAGATTAAAACAAAATGCTGATCTAAAACTGTTAGAATTAGAAAATAAAATAAGGGGAATAAAATGACCACATCTTATAAAATTGAAGCTGTTAAAAAGCTAAAAGCCGAAAAGAAAATTCTTAGAGAGCAAGAAGCTGTAGAACTTAAACAACAACAGCAAGCGGCAGATAAAGCTCATCAAGAAAACATGGCTAGGATTCAAAAGAAAATGGCTATAATAAATGGTGAGATAGTTGAAGAAAAAAAACCTGTAAAAAAGGCAACAACTAAAAAAACAACAACAAAGAAACCAGCGGCAAAAAAGAAAGGCAGGCCAAAAAAATCTTAATTTATGGACGACATACAAGTAATTGATAAAATTAAGAGAACTATATCTGCTAGAGAAGAGCAGATACAAGAAACAATGATGTCTGGTGGTTTAAAAGATATTGAACATTATAAATATTTGCAAGGAGAGCTTTCTGCTTTATACTATATTGCAAATGCAATAAGTGACATGGGAAAAGATATATGACAACAGCGGCAGAAAACAGCGAAATAAACAAAAAAATAGCTGAGGCTTATGTTGATCCAGGCACATTAGTGCTAGATCCAGAAAAATTAGATGAATCATTATTAAATAGGATGCCACAACCTACGGGTTGGAGAATGTTGGTTTTACCTTATGCAGGTAAAGCTAAAACAGAAGGCGGCATAGTCTTAACAAAACAAACAACAGATCGTGAGGCTCTAGCAACCGTTGTAGCTTATGTGGTTAAAAAAGGACCACTATGTTATAACGATAAGTCTAGATATGGAGATACACCCTGGTGCGAAGAAAAGCAGTGGGTTTTAATCGGACGCTACTCTGGTTCGAGATTTAAACTTGAGGATGGTGCAGAGGTACGAATCATCAACGATGATGAAGTAATAGCCACAATTCTTAATCCAGATGATATAGTGAGCTTATGACGATAGAGAATCAACAAAATCAAGTGGAAACAGAAGTTGCTGATATTGAAGTAGAAGTTACTGACGTTGAACCACAGGTACAGGCGGTTTCAGAACCGTCAACAGAAGACGAATTAGAAAATTATACAAAAAGTGTATCCAAGAGAATTAATAAACTTAATGCTAGAAAAAGAGCAGCAGAAGAAAAAGCAGCTCAACTAGAGGAACAATTAAAACAAAGAGAACAACAGGCGCAACAGTATTACAATACTGCTGTTCAGTATCAACAATCTCTTTTACAAAAAGAACAAGAAACTATAGATATTAAAGAGCGTGAGGCTAATCAGCTTTATAAAAAAGCACATGAATCTGGTGACGCAGATTTAATGTCAAAAGCAGATAGCTTAAAAAATGAAGTATCTATTCAAAAAGAAAAAATTAGAATAGCAAAACAAAAACAAGATGAGGCACAAACACAAGGCCAACAATCTTATCAAGAGCCACAAACACAACAAGAAGTAAATAACGTGCAACCAACAGCTGAGGCTTTAGAATGGAAAGCAAAAAACAGCTGGTTTGGTGAAAACCCAGAAGCTACACAATACGCGCAATACACACACATGAATCTAGTAAATGAAGGTTTTGAACCAGATTCAAATGAGTATTATGAAGAATTAAATCAAAGAGTTTATAAAATTTATCCTGGCTTACAGTCAGATAATGCTGAACAAGGTGAGGACAGACCCGCTGTGCAAAGAGTCGCCTCCGCCTCTGTTGGAGGTCGGCAAAAAACACAAGGCAAAAAGAACGGTGTGCAATTCAGTAAAACAGAAGTTGCCAGACTCCGAGGATTAAAACCACATGGGATGTCAGAAGACGCCTGGTTGAAATCCGTTGCTAAAGAGAAACAACTCATACAGTCTAGGGAGGCAAAATGACAACAGAAGTAGATAAAGATATGACACAATCCAGAAATTCCCGTGAATCCGAGAATCACGCTAATAACTCTCGTAGACAACCATGGAGACCAGTTAGAAAACTTGAAACTCCTGCACCACCAGAGGGATACGAATATCGTTGGATAAGAGAATCCATGCTGGGACAACAGGATGTAGCTAACGTAAGTAGAAGACTTAGAGAAGGTTGGGAGCTCGTAAGAGGGACTGACTTACCTACGGAATTTGCTTTACCTGTAGCTGACGAAAACTCAAGACATGCTGGTTTAGTTTATAGTGAAGGTCTATTATTAGCGAAAATACCGATCGAAACCAAGAATGAGCGTAATGCTTATTACGAGGAGCAAACTGCAAGAAAAAAAGATGCGTTAGACAATAGTATGTTTAGTGAATCTAAAAAAGACGGCAGATATGTGAAGTATGACTCTGATAGGAGATCTAATGTTACTTTTGGTAAAAAGTAATAATCATATATAGGAGAATATACAATGGCTAATAATAACAGCCCATTTGGATGTAAACCTGTTCGTATGATGAGCGGAGCACCTTATTCTGGAGGTCAATCTAGATATAGGATTGCAAGTGGAGCAACGACACCAATATTCCAAGGAGACTTGGTTACTCAGCTTACAGCTGGCGTAATTGGTAGGCATACTGCTACTGGCACAGTTCCGATTGTCGGTGTGTTTAACGGTGTTCAATACACTGATCCAACCACAGGCGAACAAGTGTTTAATAATTATTATCCTGGCAGCATCGCTGCATCGGATATAATTGCAAGCATAATTGATGATCCTAATGTTGTTTTTGAAGTTCAAGCTGACGCAGCAATGCCTGTAGCAGACTTGTTCGGAAACTTCGACATTGTTGACGGATCACCAGTTGGCGATACTAAGTCTGGAATATCAGCACTAGAATTAGATGTTGGCACAGGAGCTACTACAGCTACTTTACCACTGAAAGCTCTAGATATATCCCAGGATCCTGATAACGACGATGTTTCATCGGCTAACACCAATGTTTTGTGTGTGATACAAAATCACATTATGGGACAGAAAGGTGCTGGTTTAGCATAAGGAGTATATAAATGGCTATATCAAGAGCACAATTAGCAAAAGAGCTAGAGCCTGGGTTAAACGCACTTTTTGGAATGTCCTATGATTCTTACGAGAACGAGTATGAAGATATTTTTGTTATCGAAGATTCAAACAGAGCATTTGAAGAAGAGGTCCTAATCACAGGATTTGGTTCTGCACCACTTAAGTCCGAAGGACAAGGGGTTCAATTTGATAACGCATCTGAAAGTTACAGTGCACGTTATACACACGATACCGTGGCGTTAGCGTTTGCTTTAACAGAAGAGGCCGTGGAGGACAATCTTTATGATTCACTCGGAAAAAGATATGTTAAAGCATTAGCAAAATCAATGGCTAACACCAAAGAAGTTAAAGGCGCTGATGTTCTTAACAATGCTTTCTCATCTAGCTTTACAGGCGGCGATGGTAAATCTCTAATTGCAACAGATCACCCACTATCTGGTGGTGGTTCAGCTGCAAACAGAGCAACCACTATGGCTGACTTAAATGAAGCGTCATTAGAAGATAATCTTATCGATATATCAACTTTCACAGACGATAGAGGTTTAACTATTTCTGTTCAAGCGGACAAAATTATTGTCCCACCACAATTAGTTTTTGTGGCTGACAGAATATTAAATTCTCAACTAAGAACTGGAACAGCTGATAACGATATTAACGCAATAAGAAACACTGGGGTTATGCCTGGTGGTTATTCAGTTAATCATTATCTTACTGATCCAGACGCTTACTTTATTCTTACATCTGTAAACAGCGCAGGCGAAGGTCTAAAAATGTTCCAAAGATCTCCAATGGAGACTTCAATGGAACCAGACTTCTCAACTGGCAATATTAGATATAAGGCTAGAGAAAGATATTCATTTGGTTTCTCTGATTGGAGAGGAATCTTTGGATCTCAAGGTGCATAGATT